ACGGCCTCGAGCGTGCCGGTCTTGTTTAAGTGAGTTTGTTGTGTATGCTGATCTGATTATAAGGCGTTTTTTTGCGTTGCGGCGGGATTCTTTTTCGATTGCACTGGCCGGTGCGTTCAGCGCGGTTGCAACTGCCTCGGGGAGTAAATCGTCCCCGAGCGTTTTCAGCGCTGAAACGTATTTTTGCATTTCGGAATCCATCCATATGCTGGCCATGAATATAAGTATAGTACCAGTTGGAGATTTTTGCAAGATAAAAAAACCGCCCGAGAATAACCGGACGGTTTTTTCCATGCGGTATTGCGTTACTCTGAAATCGTAAATTGCACGGTATACGAAAGGGCGCCGATCACTACGATTGACATAGTGTATGGGTATGATTCGCCTGATGTTTCTATGATGCGAGGAAACCAATAATCAATCCGTTTCGGTGCGCCGTCGCCGGTTGCAGTGTATACACCGGTTCCTGTTTCGGTAAAGTCTCCTGCCGGGCAATACAACGGGCAGTCATTCAGGTATCCTGGGTAAATCGCAGTAATCGTGATGGTCTCGCCGGTCGGTATATAAAAATCAGTGCTATACCCGGTACCGGCTGTTTCCGCGATTGTTTTACCGCCGTTTTCTGGAACAAGCAAACCACGCTCCGCCCTTGCTTCCTCGGGAAGAGAGTCAACAAAAGCATTGAGCGCATTTCCTGAATTCGGCACCGCTACGGAATAACCAAGCCCATCGAAATAATTTATCAGGTTTTCCTGTACCGTTTCAGGTGTCACCCGGAGCGCCGAATCGCGAAGTGATTTTTTATGTTCCGTAGATAGCGTACCGTCTTCAAAATCAATGCGGAGCGTTGTGATCAGGGCGTTTACGTCGCTTGCGGCACGTGAACCGAATCCATCGGGATCTGTTGCAAGCATTGCCGAGAGCGCAAGGAGCCGGTCGCCGTCAGGGCCGCCGATGTTTATTGCGGTCGTATCAAGTGCGGTCGGGACCCATCCGAACTGTAGCCATAATTCCGTTATTGCCTGCGTTTTCGCGTCTGTAAAACTTGACCCAGCTTGTACAAGATGCCTGACCCGGTCGCGTTCTATTGCCGTTGCGACGTTCACGTTTACGGTTCCGGTTTTATCCGTCAAAGCGCGAAGCATCATCATCGAGCTGGTTGTCTGGCCGGAAACTTCGTCGAAATAGTACCCGGTAGCAATAAGCTCCACGACGCCGCCAAACGGGACACCGGATATGTCGTATTCGCCAGTGTTACTGGTGATGTCCCCGACGAATGCTGACCCGGTCTGTTCGAGCGAGGAATCAAGCTCCTGGACCTGCACGGATGAGCCAACAAGGAACGGACCCTTAAAAATAGCGCCGGAATAATCCGAGCTTACCGGATCAACGGTTCCTGACCCTCCTCCGCCAGATTCACAGGACGCGAAAATTGCGAAAACCGCCAATAAAATACCCCAAAAAAACATGTTTTTCTTCATAATCGTGGCCTCCTGTAAACAGTATAATACAACACATGAGTAAATGCAACAATTTTTTTCTTTCCTACTCGGTGCTTTGTGCGGCTATTTCTTCGACCGGTTCGGCCTCCGGCTCCTGAAAGTTGAACAACGTTTCAATCCCGAGAGACGACGCGAGCTTTGTGAGTGCTGTGTTTTCTTTTTTTACGTCGAACTCATCCGGGTCTACGTTTCGGCGCTCTTCAGCATCTTGGTACTGTATTATGTACTCGAGGTGCTTGTACAGCACGGCACGGTCGTCTGTTCCGGCCATGGCGTCAATTGCTGATGCCGGGAGCGTACAGCCGACTTCGTAATGCAACTTTGTCGTCTGGTCTGGCGCCGGGTCAGTTATTCCGAAAAGGTCAAGCGTCGCGGAAAAACTCCCTCCGGGGTGATTGTCACGAGTAACCCAGCGTGCGAAAATCCGTGCGTATTTGACCGGAAAGCCTGTTTTTGTCGACAAAATGTCGAGCGTCTTTTGCTTCGTTCCATCAGCGATTGAAAGGGCCATAAAAATTACCTCCGTTATTTGTTTGCGATTAGAACCGTGCGTAATACCACGTTATCGGGTTGTTCGAGCTGTTTGTTACCTGCGTGTCGAGTGTACCGGAAAAAGGTCCGCTTGGCCCGGCGGATCTGCCGCCAGATGCTACAAACGACCCGTTGTAAAGCCCACGCGTCGGGGTATGTGCCGACGCGGCTGATATTGATTGTGTTCCGGTTGTTGGGTCGTCGCGTGGCACGAGAATACCGTCAAAAGAGACCACCGAGCCGTCCTTAAAAGTGGTCGTCCCGAAACTGTTTGTACCGACAAACAGGGTGTGCGTATTTATTGTACCGGTGAATGATTTCTCTCCATAAATCGTTTGATCCCCGCTCGTCCTCACAACCGTGCTGTCGACTGCAAACGACCTATTCGCAGCGAGAGAACCGCCTCCGGATAGTCCATCTCCTGCCGTCAGCGTCCTTGACGTATACACACCGTTCGTGACCGTTCCTGCGTTTCCGGAGACGTTTCCGGTTAGGTTCCCGACGATTGTACTGGTAAACGTTTTTGTTCCACCGATCGACTGATTTCCTGTCAACAAAACCGCGTCGCCCTCGAGGGCGGAAACAGCGTCATCAACGTACTCCTTCCGCGCCGCGTGTGTGGCTGCGGTCGGTGTTGGAACAACCGGAGGACTAGTAAACGTTTTTGTTCCGCCGACCGACTGATTTCCGGTGAGCTTCACGTTTGCCGAGTCAAGGGTGTCAACGTATGTTTTTCGCGTCGCTTGGTTTCCGGTTGTCGGGTTCGATGCCGGGAGTATGATGATTTCCGTGAATGACTTTACCCCGGTGACCTGCTGGTCTTTGTCGCCGCCTGTAAGTACCACCGCTTTTGACAATTGCGCTTGATCGCCGGAGTCGAGCGTAATTCCAGCTTCCTCGATGGCGTTTGCGATCTCCTCTTGGAAGTCGTTCATGTTTTCCGCGAGAATCAGCGTTCCTTCACGGCCTATGTCAAGGTTACGATCAACGTATTTATTGTCAATCGAACCTGGCGCAGATGTTCGCCTCATATCTTCCCTCCTTCAGTTATTTTCGTCAGTGCCGCCGTGGTGAGCAGTCCAACTGCTGTAAGAATGATTTTAAGTACGATCTGGGGTTCCATGTGTTGCTCCTTTATGTTTTTGTGTATTTTAGTAATATGTATGTTGTTATATTACTAGTCCTATCGCTTGTCGTCTCAATACCTACGTTCACTGTGGTTGCATACAGCGTAATCGTGGAAGTCAAGCAGGTCACTGGCAAAGGGATAGTTGCCTTAGCAAAAGTTGCCGATACACCGCTTATATGCACAAATGTGTCTAAGCCGGTTATGCCGTGTGCTATGGTTTTTTTTGTTGTATCCGGTAGGGCGCCAAAATCAACAATCTTTTGGTAAATACGTTTCCCATCTACCCACTTTTCATTAGTGACTTGCTCAACATCAAGCGGCGGCGTGTCCTGAATATCCCTAATCGCAAATACCGTTTCACTAATCCGCTCCAGCTCGACAAAGCTGTACTGACCGTAGAGGGAGAGACTGGCAAGACCCTCGAACGTCGCGCCGGAGGGAGGGGAGATGGTGACGGGGTTACCGTCGTAGGCTGCGGTTCTCCGTATGAGTAAGCGCGAGCCTACCCACATACTGTCGCCGATGGTAATTGGAATATCCGACGCGTTTACATTCACGGTCGTGTCGGTTGCGGCTGTTTCGTATGCAACGGCGGTTTCAACAATAGCACCGGGCGCGGCTTTAACTTCGGCTAGCGAAATTCCTGACGACTGGGTTCCTGCCGTTCGCTCGGTTTGCTGTACCTCGAGTATTGCTGTTGTCGGTGCTGGTGGTAACGCCGGTGCGTTCAGGGTGCGTATTTGCTGTGGGGTCAATTCTGCCATTTTTCTTTTCCTCCGTTATTCTTCGTTTAACAACACGACGATTCTGTCGTCGCCTGCTTCGGTTACGCGTGTGTCACCCGCTTCGGTTACACGGTTATATGCTACAAGGTAGTCGTCGGCAAATACACCGCAACGAGCAGCCCCGACGCGTCCTATCCCGCATGCCGACCAGTTGAACGTATCGCCAATTTCCACGAGGTCGATGTAATGCAGATGTGCAGGGAATAGTTTTTGCACGAGCGTGAACAGGTCTCGCCGTTGCTCTTCAGTGTCAAGCGACCCGGTTAGTGTGTAGTATTTCCACTCGTCAGGAGCGTCGCCGGTTTTCTCTTCAAAATCAACCGACGGGAATGCGTGTTGTAGTTGTCGGCGCAGATAGTCCGGATTTTGTCCGCCGACCGACGTGTAAATCGTCGCAATTCTCACCTGCCTTGTTTCAAGAGGCTCCGACGGGTTGTATGGTAATCCGAGCGCTTCGTACCACATGGTTAGTGTAGTGCTTGCCGTTGCCGGATTTGATTCTGTTTGCACGTCTTCAAGATATTTCCGAAATCGTTCAATCGCGTCGGCAGTTGCATCAATGTGCGCTGCTGTCTGCGGGTCGTTTGTATCGACGAGCGCTTGTGGCAATAAAATCCGCAGGGCCTGTTCAATCAGCTTCATGCGACGGACTCCACGGATATTGTTCCCGGCAGTGCAAGTTCTCCGGTTGCCGCGTCGAGCTGGTACGCACCATCAATGAGTGGTACCGTATCAGCCTGTATCGCGACGCTTGCCTGTTCTGCTCCGCTATCACGACAGATTGCGAGTATGTCCATTTCGGTAATTCGGTCCTGCGGGTTTGTTTCGATCGTGTATTGCCTGGGAAACCGTGACAATAAGTACGCCTCGATTGCCGCCTCGATTGTTGCGCGCAAAGCAACGTCAATCGGGAATACGTTTGTCACCTGTACGTCGAATACCGTTTCGGTCCAGTCTGAAACGGTTATATCGTCCGCTTCAATATTTATCGGCCGGCGCGAATCATCGGACAAGTATTCCTCGATTTCGTCTCGTTTCGTTTCGTCTGCCTTTCTGTCTTCTTCAGTTGTTCCGACAAGTGCATATACCGTAACGGTACCGGCAGTTGGGCTGGTGACAAGAGCACGGATGACGCCGGGTACTTCGAGCGTCCATGCGATCCAATCGGGAATTGATCCTCCTTGAGGGGGTAGCTGTTGCCGTAGGATTATGCGATCGCGGAAGGTTTCAAGGTCTTCAGTGTCCTCGCCGGTTTGAACGGTCACGGTAACCGCTGCGGAATTGTCGATTCCGGCAACCGGCTTGACGAGCGTAACGCTATCTCCAATCGGGACGTTCCCTGCGGTTCCTGCGGTCAGTGCTTGTATGTCTGTCGTGGTGGATCCAAATTCGTCTGTTTCCGCCGCGTCGGTTTGCTCGAAAACAATGCCGTTATACTGCCATAAAGTGCCAATTGGTATTGCAGTCTCTCCGTTTCCGGAAATTTCGATTGTCAGGATCGCGGGTTGTGCCGCAATGCGGGTCAACCCGTACTGCCCGCCAATGCGCACGAGAGCTTCGGCGTCCGCCGTTGTTGCAAAAATCTGGCGATATATCCACATTCCGAAACGGTACGCAAGGTGCAAGACTCCGGCAACAACCGTTGCCCAGACATAGATAAATGCACGAGGGAGTATCGGAATGTCTTGCCCGAGTTTTTCTTCGTAATCTGACATAATCTGGTCGCGGATTTCTGCGACGGATGGTATCGTCATGGATTATATCCTCCTCGTAATTCTGCCGGACGCGACGAGTTCTTTTTGCTTTCCCCAGTTTACCTGATACCGGAGAACTTCGCGCGGTGCGGTCGGTTGCTCAATTGTTACGGTGAGTGTCGCGGTGTTTGCGCTGGTTATTTGTACAGACGGCGTAACGGACGCGGCTATTCCTGCGGCAACCATCCATTGCAGTGCGTCGCGGGCGGCCTGTTCGAGGGCAACGCGGGATTGATTCGTGAGTGTCGCAGATGCGGCAACTTCCGGAACGCGAGAGGCTTGCCGGTCTTTTGGGTCAACGGTAGCATTTCCCCACCAGTCGGAACAAAACAGGCTTATATACACTGCATTTTCGAGACCTTGATCCATGAGCGGCTGACCGCCTGAAAAATCAAGCCGCGCGCCGTCGAGCGATGGTATCAATTTCAGGTCGCCGGATTGGATCGGATGGGTATTTGCCATTGGCTACCCTCCTGTCCGGATTGTTTCGGTTTCTGCGGCTGATATGTCGAGCGAGAAAGACGGAACGGGAGCTGCGGTCGACGAGGTTCCTGACGATACGCCGCCGTGTGTGTGTGAATTAAGCGCGGAAACAAGGCCTGCCAATGCGGTGTTTAACTCGCCGTACGTGACGAGGCGCTTGCTGTTTCCGTTTAAGTTTATGTTGCCGTCAGCGTCGAGGTAGATTTGTGCTTTGACGGTTTTTCCGTCTGCCGTGGTTGAATATATGATGGTTTCGCCTTGATCGGCCTGTATTGTGATCTGATAGTTATGTCCGGCGATACAGACGCCTGCTTTTCGGTTTCCGCCGACCGGGATGAATATGAGGTTTGCGTTTTCAGGGGGGACGACAAGAACGCCGGGGAGGGCATACAGTTCGGAGTCGATGACGTTTCGGAAAAATCCTTGCACGTTACACATAACAGAATCGCCGGGAAAGTTTTTTTTATGGTGGATTTTTGATTTTATTACTTTGACGAGTTCCGCTATCATGCGTTCAGTATACCCTCCATTTGACAGGTTGGCAATATCAAAATCATACCCATGGCTCCCGGGACGGCAGTCCTCCTGCATAGGTTTCAGGCAACACAAGGCGCAAGGACGCTGATTTTCCGGCGTCTGATATGGACAGGGACACCGAAGCAATAACAAAATCGGTCTCGCGCAAAATGAAAGCGCTGGGAGCCTTGACGGTTACGGTCTGGCCGCGATCCCATTTTCCTTTACTGTGCCGCCATGTCGGGAGCGTTACGGACACTTGCACCGATCTTGATAGCCCAAGGGAGCGTTCCCATTTTGCAGCGGTTTCGATATCTTGAAATTCTGCGGTACTTCCAACGCGGGCAAAAGGCCGGTACACCCCGACCCCGGGATCGGAGGCGGTCGCGGCGAGGTCGGGGGTTCCGGCATACTGTGTCATTACGGTGTACTTGCTGAATCGTTCTGCTCCGTTATATTCTCCGGTGATAGAATTGATGTCGGTCTCGCCCTCGATGATCGACGCGACGGGAGTGCCTTTTTCCGGCTGGGTGCGTATGACTAGACCGCCTTGCGCGTTGTCGGTAAGCAATTTTCCGTGTGCGTCGGCAACGGTCTTCAAAAACTCGAAATACCGCTGACCCGGTTCCGCGCGGAGTTCTGATACCGCCGGGGTGTCGGGGCCCTCGAGGGATACAGGAATTGAGAACGGTCGGCAAAACTCGCGGGATAGTTCATACAGGGTGCCGTTATATTCCCATCCGTCGGCGTCTACCGTGCAATCAACAAGACGTCCTGGCAGTGATCGGCCCTGTACATTAAATGTCCGGTCTCCCGCGGTGATTCCGGCTGTTACCAGCTCGTGCCGACCGGTCATAACCAGTTCACGTCCGATGTATATTGCTACCTGCTGGTAGCTGTAAGGACGGAATGCGGAGACAAGTTCCTGTCGATCAGGATTGAATGGTCCGGCGATGGAAAAACCTGATGCTGCGTTGTCGATGGCTCGGGATATTTCAGCAGACTGCCAGCCGGTAAATATCGCGCCGCCGATTATGACGGACACCTCATCGGATTCGTCTTCAGGCAGCGGGTCACGCGGGCGCGTTTTATTTGCCGGGTCTTCCGGATTTTCCGGGATGTTGGCAATTTCGCCGACGTATATGAGATTCGGATTTCCTGATCGAAAAGTACTTGCTTGAAAAATTGCGCTTACTGTTGTGCCGAATCGTTTTGCCAAGGCGCCGAGTGTATCGCCGGGCCTGACGGTGTATTGCCGATAGTCTCTACTCATAGTAGCGAACCTCACGACCGCCGCGAAGAATAAAGAATTCATTCCCGACAAGCTCGTTTTGTGCTATCCATTCCTCGAGGCGGTCAATATCTCCGTAGACGCGGTACACATAATCAAGCGGCGTTGTATCGCGGTCGAGTGTTTCTATGCGTTCCATGCGGAGACTGAAACCAAGCTCGAAAAGGAGAGCCGACGCGGTCGTCATTTGCTGTCGGACCGTTTGTGCCATTTCGGCAGGGTAGAAAAAGCCCGGGTACTGCTCCTCGAGCAAGAGAATCACCGAAAATATACCGTCACGAATTTCGAGGATTTCTGATGCTGAAACGGCCACCTGTTCGCGATTTTGAGTTTGTCCGTCGTCTGTTACGACTGCTTCGGCGGTTGCGAGACCCACTGCTGTCAGGAAAAGTGCGGAGACTTGGGACTGTGCGACCGATCCGGTAACGGTGAACGCTCCGGTTTCCGGCGTGAAGTTTTCTGCGAGTGTTTTATACAACAGCCTGTATCCGCGGATTTTTTCGCGTATTCCGGTTTCAATTCGTGCTGGGGTGCGAATGAGACGAATTACCGATGCGGCGAGCAATGCCGGGGCGCTGATCAACTCATCAGCGGTCGCGGTTATTTCGCGGGCTATTGATTGGAGTTGTTCGGATACGTCGTCTGCAAGAGAGGCAACGCCGGAAAGCGCGTTGGTGACTGCTGACACGGCAGATTTTATTTGTTCTGATATGCGCAACTTGTCGCGAACGTCAGACGGTGAAAAATCGTCTGCAAAATCATCGGCGGCGTCAACCGATGCATCGGAAACGGCATTTGCAACGCCTGATGCTTGCCCCGCGGCGGTAAGGGGGTACTCTTCAAGTTCGTCAACGCGGATAAACTCGACGGTAAATATGGCGGAGCGGGCGCCTTGAACAAACCCCTCCGCCTGTTTCCGTGCAGTTGGAAATACAGGGATTGTTCCCCATCTGGGGTGTACGAGCGTTCCGAACCCGGGCTCCTCGAGGCTGGTCCAGAATGAGTCAGCAGCGACGTCGTAGTCAGGTCCGGAGAAATAGAGTGTCATGGGCAACATTAGCGCACTATTTCCAAGGTCCTGCACGTCCGGGAGGTCCTGTTGCGGAAGTTCCGTTATTGCCGCTTTTTTTCCGCTTGATCGCTCGAGTGAATCGAAAAAAGGTCGGTGTTCTATACCGGACGGGGAGCGGTAGACGAGTTCGAGCATTCGTTCAAGATATGGCACTTTGTCAGCCTCCTGCGTAGCCGGGATTCAAGCGGAAGCCAGGGGCGCCGCCTCGCTGGTTTATCGTGGATCCTTGCGGGATATTGTTGATGTTGAGGTCGACCGTGCTGTTTCGCTGTTCGACTGACCGGGATTCTACGACGCCTGCATTTGGGCTGGTTGGAGTGTCGCCAAAAAACGACTGCTCGCGGACGGATGCGCGGACTTCGTTGAGTCCGGACAACACGCGGTCTATCCCGGATGTGTCGAGGCCGAGAGCGTTTCCGATGCCCTTTGCGCCGTTCAACATGAATTCTATCACAGTTCCCCATATCGTCAGGAAAATATCGGCAAACGTAAATACAAGTTTTTTAACAAAATCGAAGGCCGTTGAAAATGCGAGTTTTATTGCCTCCCCTATGATTTGCGCAATTGCGACGATCTTATCCTTTAGGGTGGTAAAGAACCCTGCTACGGCGCGTACTCCTCGCATGAATACCGTTTTCAGCCGGTCCCAATTTTTTACGACAAGCACGATTATTGCGATGAGCGCAGCGATAGCAAGGATTATCAATCCGACCGGGTTTGCGGCCATGACTGCGTTAAATATTCCGCCTGCTTTAGCGGCAATGAGTTGAATCGCGGCAACCTTTGTCATGATCAACGTGTAGGCAACCGATGCGGCGGTGAGGACCTTGAACACCGCGACACCTGCGAGTACTGCCGGGAGTAACCCGGAATTCCACAAAGCGAGGAAGACGTTTACCGCGGTCGTGATTCCGTTCACAATTTGTTCGACAGGTATTTTTCTCACCGCTTCGGTCAGACTTACGATTGCGTTGCCTGCCTGGCCTTGTATTTTGTCGACGAATTGAAAGCCGACTTCGATTGCGGCGGACTTGAGCCCGAGCAGGCGGTTTTGTAGAGACTGCTCGATTATGCCTGCCATTTGTTTTGCGGTTCCGCCTGCATTTTCGAGTTCGTTCCGGAAACCGCGGATGCTGTCTGTTCCTTCCTGAAGAAGAATGTTGATGCCGGTAACTGAACGGGCGCCAAAAATTGTTGCAAGGGCGGCGGATCGCTGTTGGGTTCCCATCCCAACGAGCCCTTTTTCTACGTCAGCGAGGATATCAACTACGTCGCGGAAATTCCCCTGTGCGTCTTGTGTTGTAACACCGAGAGCGTTCAGGGTGTCCTGTGCCTCTGCGGTTGGCTTTG